CATCTGTACAGAGTCATCCATAAAGTATGGGCGTGATTTTAGTTTGCGTAGTTGAGTGCGAGACATCTTGTGTCTTTGTACAACATACTCTGCATCATCCATAGACTTAGCTTCAGGGTCAGGATAAAAATCCCATATACTTACATGCTCACACTCTGGAACAGTTTTTACAATAGGATCATATTCACCATCTTCATTCCAGTTAGGATACTCTTTATCTACAGCAAAAGCACCTTTCATAGCGCCTGTACCTAGAAGAGCCATTTCAAATGCCATACTTCTTAGGTGTGTAGTAGCTCCTGATTCCTGCAACTGATCATGGATTTTCTTTTCCATCTTTTTAGCTGCAACCATAGCAGGATGAAATGTAACTGTAGTTCCTGTAGTACCATCACCCTCTATTATTTTTTCACTAACAGGGGCAAGTTTATCTTCCATTCCAGCTAGTCTTGCTTGTAAGTCAATAAGAGTTTCACCTGGCTCTAGATCAGTATCACCATCAATCAAATAAGGCTTGGGTGCTGGTGTACCCATAGCATCACTGATAGCACCCATTGCATTCTCTGCATTAGGGTCTACATTTATATGCACAGACTCTGCTACACCATCAGGTAGAACAGAAGGATTTACAGTCAAAGGAAACTTATTGTTGCCAAACAGTACGTCTACTATTTGTCCGTAAGCTGCTAGTGTTTTAGTTTTAGTTACTTTTACAAATACACGTGACTTTTCAGCATCAGTAAACTGTACATCTGAACCGTATAAACCACGGTAGTTTCTGTAGGCTTTTAGCCATCTTTGTTCGTCAGCATATCTGGAGTCTTCTGATCGTTTGTAACGTTCTTTTACAAAGCCAACTACACTGCCTTTTTCTTTAAATATTTTGTCGAGCGAGTCCTCTGCTGCAACGACATCATCTGTTTCAAACATTTCTTCTGCCATATTTAATATCCGAATGTTGCGTCACTGGCTTGAAAGCCTGTGCGTTGTTTGGCTGGGTTGTAATCCCATATACTACTGCGTGGTCTAGTCATTATACCATAGCGTAAAGCATCATACAAGTGATCTTCTGCTTTGGTGTCTACATCTTCTGGATTCTTTTTGTCCAGTGGGATGCTTGGTATCTGTGCTATTGTGTTCACACAGTTATTCATAAATACTAACATAGGTTTTTCAGTGAACTCATCTATCTTCAAACGTCTATGTATTTCGTTTTTACCTGCGATACGTGAGCCTCGTGAACGGTCAGAAGGACGCCATCTACAGCCTTTCGCATTCATCTGTTCAGCAAGTGATGGCCCAGTATCGCCACGGTTGTGCCACAAAGAACTATCAAGCACACCGTATCTCATACCACCATCTTTGGCTTCTGCTTCTAATATCATGTCTGCTAAATCAGAAGCTATTACTTTAGAAACGTATAACTCTCTATATACTATGAGTTGTTCATCAGGAGCAACAGTAAACCAAAGAACCCCAGTATAACTGCCATACCCATAATCACATGCCCTAAAACGTACCCACGACTCAGGAACTTCAAAGTGTTCGATAACGTGGGCAGTTCTGTCAAATTCGGGAAAGGCTGCTCCTTCGTTGATATCCCAGTTTCCTTCGAGGAGTTGCTTCCTCTGATGCTCTGGTAGTGATAGGAGCATGGCTTCATAGTCACCCTCTTCGGCAAGGTATGGATTATCGAAGAGTGACGCAGGAATAAACCTACGCTTAAATAGAGGCTGGCCTTCCTTGCTGTGTCCTTTAGGGAATGTAATGGTTTTGCCAGTTTCAATCTCTGTTGCCCAAAAAGGTTTACCTGCAGGTGCAGGATCAATAAACATTTTCTTTACCCAAGAATGTCCAGCACCACCTGGGTTTGTTGTAGCTCTCATGTAAAGACCTAGTTGCTTACCGTGAGCGCTACGAAGACGTGATCTCATATAATCCCAAGCGTAAGGTGTAGGCCATTGAGTAAGTTCGTCAAATCCAATCCAGTTAAATGCTTGTCCTTGATACCTAGTAACATCCGTATCCTTATCAAGGTAAGACATCCACAGTCTTCCACCTTTAGGAGATACCCATTGAGACTTACGCTCTGACCATTTGATTCCTGGTACGGCACGTGGGTATAACTCCTGTGACTTCTGTATAAGTTCCCTTAGTTCTTCAGTTGTATGTCGTACAAGGAGTCCAGAGAAGTTAGGATCATTTAAGCCGTGTAGTGGATCTGCAAGCATAGCATAGGATTTGCCACCACCAGCAGCCCCTCCGTACAGAACTTCTCGTTCAGAAGAACTCAAGAAAGTTGTTTGTGGACCCTCGTTAGGTTTGAATACAACCTTCTGTGCTTCTTCTACGTCATACTCAGGTGCTACTACCTGCGCTGGAATCTGGGGGGTTTCGATTTCCGCTGGCTTCTGAGTATGCTCCGACTCCTTGCTTTTCGAGCTTCTCGATTTGCGAGAGCGTTTCTTCGAGCCACTTGGCAAGCTTGCGCTTAATTGCATATGCTTTTCTACGTTTCTGCTCAACTTCTATTCTCTTTTTTAGACCCATGTGTGATATGTATCGGTCTGTTTCTTGACTCAACCAATGTGCTACTGCTCTGTAACTATACTGCTTGAGGTGCTGTTTTGCAAGCTCTAACGCTTCTAGCTCATGTTCAACAGGAACAAGTAGCTTATCATTTTCTGGATGCACTTCATAGCCGAAGGGAACTTTAACAGTTGTCCTTACTATTACGTGCCATTCTTTGTTGTGGTTCTTGGGGGGCAGAGGTAGCTGCCAAAATCCCAATTCTCTTTGAGGTATTATTCGTTTGCACCTTCTTTTGGTGGTAAATAGAAAATGCCACCACCGCTGGTGACATCTACTTTGTCTACTTTACCAAGACCTGCTCTGTCAAGCACATCTTTGGCGGCTATCATTTTTTCTTTGATACCCAACTGAGTGGGATCTTGCAAAGCGCCCATAAGTGCGAAAGCAGCTTTCGGGGCAGTCCTAGCAAAGTAAGTCCTAGTTTTTTCAGCGATTTCATCTTTCAAAGCCTCCACTATTGCTGTTGTGCTGGAGTTGTTACCATAACCAGCTAACTTCTTAGCAGCTACAACATCGCCTCCAGCATCATCAAATAATACATCCAAGAACCTTTGTTGTCTTTCAGTTAATGTCCTTGCCATAAATTGCATTCCTTATTTCTGATCTACCTATTCCTAGATCATTTAGTTCTCTGTCAGACAGCATGTGTAGCATTCTAAAGTCTGCACGTTTTTGTTGTCTGATTACGTGGTTAGCCCACATTCTTTTTAAAATGTTTTTCATGTACTTTCTCCTTGTTTGTACAAGGGTAGTTATACACAAATGTTAGCGCTATAGTACTGCTAAGTTGGAATAGCCGTTATGCTATCTAGTCAAGTTAAAGAACTCTTTAGCTGAAACTAAAACTTGACATCCTCCACTTGCAGCATCGTGACAAACTAGTTTATCACCAGCATGTAAATGTAATACATCTCCATCTATTACTTTGTACACATCATTAGCTGTTATTGTTTTAGTATTTATTACATTACTATAACCTTGGCTACTTGCATGATACCATTGGATAGTCATAGTTTTATCAGAACTAGCGCCATTAATTACTTGTAAAAGATCTATTTCAGCATCAAATGCAGGAGGAACTGTATACAATACATCACCACTAGCACCGCCAGAAGTAGCAGACACTGTTAGTCCTTTTGTTATAGTATTGTATTCTCGTGACATTTACTTGATGCCTTTCATAGGTCTTGCTGGTCCAGCTAAGAAACCACCTCTAGCGTAACCCTTTTTCTTCATGCCACCTTTAGCATAACCTTTTTTCATCATGCCGCCTTTGTTCATTTTACCTTTACCGTCAGCAGCATAGAAAGGAACCATCTTCCCTTCTTTATTCTTTACCATTTTTAGTCCACCTTTAGCGTAGCCTTTTTTCTTCATACCGCCTTTGGCATAACCTTTTTTCTTCATCATTGGTACTCTTTATCCTCGCTATATAGATTATTGAAAACTCGTTGCGTATCCCATACATAGTCTACGTTTTCTTTGGAGTTGAACATATGTTGATTAGGTTTAAAGTCTGGCGCACCTTCACCAGTTTCAAACCACGCTGGGTGAGTTACTCTCACTCTATTATTGGGTAACGCAACTATGTTACCAGTATAATCTCCTGCATCTAAAAGCTCTAATACATGAGACTGTTTATGTTGCGCTGGATCATCAGCGACTTCATTGTCTGTATAGTCTACCGTAAAGTAATACTTTGCTGGGTAGAACTCGCCATCTACTTTGGCTATCCAAGGCGCTGGGCTTGCTCTCTCTAACTTATACACTGAGTGTGTATGAGACATACAATCCCAAGGCTGTGCTAAATATGGTGGTAACTCATTAGGCCATTGTTCCAACGGTGTATCAGCTACTAGTGCGGTCAGTGGCAATCTAGCCCACATAGCACCACCATGTACGTTTTGTGAATCATCTTCATCTGACTCACACCCAGTGAATATTACTTGAAAGCTTAGTGTTCTGTTTGGCATTGTAGTAACGCCAATCACCATAGCATGTAAAAACTCACCGTGGTATTCTTCTAAATTTTTTGTGTACTCTCTGCGTACCCACGCTTTGAAGTACGGTATACTACTTGTAAGAAACGCCATTTATTTTCCTTTACTGCGTTTCCTCCCTGATGCTGTTACAGACCATTTTACTTTTGCTGGTCCAGTCTTCTTTGCTGCTTCGGCTTTACTTATCCTACCTGCAACCTTTGCTGGTCTACAAGCAGGGTATGGTCTGTTCTTGTCCTTACCCCCAGAACGCCCACACTTTTTACCTGTCTTTACGTCACGCCAGTCTTCCTTGAACCACTTAGTCAGTCCACCTTCAGCAAAACCTCTACGACTTTTTAGTACGTGCTTTGACCTTTGCAACTGCGCCTCCCTTATTGTAAGTACCTCCACGTGCTTTATAGGTCTTTACTAACCACGCACTTCCATATGCACTAGGCCATGTTTTAAATTTTCTTTTAGCTTCTGACTTTACTTTAGAATACAAAGCTTTGTTCTTAGGTGTTGCCATTATGTACGCCTCGACTTTGTACCACTACACTTCCACTTCTTACGAGATAGACGTAGTGGGCTGTTCGGATTAGCTGCTGCTTTTGGATGCTTCTTCATTTGACCAGCGCTTCTTGCACAGTAAGAATCACCTTTACCTGTTCCTGGTCTAATACGCTTACCACCGTCTTTAGCTCTACCAGCTTGACCATAGCTTACTTTGATCTTACGTCCTGTCTTAGGGTTAGTAGTTGTCTTGGCAAACATCTTGCCTTTTGCTGGTTTAGCCATGTTATCCTCTATAGTGGGTTACTTGCTAGTTCATCATAGGCTTTCCAAATGTCATCTACTTCTGTTTGTAGTACATCTAGCTTGTCACCTATGCCATCTGTGATAGTAGTAGCTTTATCAACTTGTGAGCGTAAGTCAAGTAAAACTTTCTGCTGCTCTAGTAATTGCTGCATATTTGTAGTCAACTGTGCCATCTTGGAAGCTAGTCCACGTACATCGTTGTCTACTACAGCTTGCTCTACTGTTTGTATTCTACTTGTTATTGTAGCTTGTAGTTGTGTTATATCGTTTGTTAACTGTTGCACATTTGCAACACTTTTATTGTTTAGGATCTTTTCGGCTTCTGCTAATTCGTTTGCTGCAAATGTTTTTGCTGCTGTTATATCTCTGTCTGTGTCATTGCGTAACTGAGTTAAGCTTTTTTGTAGTTCTGAAATTTGCTTTGCGTTTGCGCTGGTATTACTAAGTGCTGAACTTACGCCATCCTCTACACCATAGAACCTGTTGAGAGTATCGTAGCCCCAATATACACCGCCTGATACAGCAGATAAAACTGGCAAAGCCACCGCAACCATCCAACCTTTAACGTTGAATCCACCTATACTAAACTCCATAGCCATTACTCTGGCATAGTTCCGTACTGTGCTACATACTCACCAGCATCGTACAAGGCTGCTGCATCCTTGAAGTCTGGTGTTAGATAGCCTTGCCAACCAGAGCCAAACCCATCGTTATCCCAGTTAATTACAAACTCATCCATAGCTTGAGTGTATGTAATCGTTGTGTAGTTGCCCACCAAGAAGTTATTCTGTGTGGCATAGCTGTCGATACTAGCTGTAAGATCTGTGTTTTGTGCAGCCGCCATGAAAGCACCTGCTTGTTGGGCATAACTTTCTACTTGTGCTACAGCTTGGTTGTACGCATCAACTTCTGCTTGATCTATGCTGTACTCTTCCTGCCCTAGCAATCCTTGTAAGGCTTCTTGTTCTGGTGATGTATCGGCTGCTGCTGCAGACTCCATTACAGCTACACCTGCCATAATCTCACCAGTAGCATCTGTGAGTAAGTCTAACGCTTCATCTAAGTCATTCATACTAGCGCTATACTCTTGCATGAACAACTGCTGTGCGTTTTGTGCTGTAGAGTAATCGTGGTTAGCTACAAGATCCTTGGCCTCAATGTAAGCGTCAAACTCTCCCTGTGTAATAAGTCCATCGTTAAATGCGTCATCAACTACAACACCGCCCAGCGCAGAGTATCCTAATGCACCTACTGTTAGTGTCGCACCATCTTCTACTCTTTTCTTGATAGCACCTAGTGAGCTAATCAGTGCGTCAATCTTCTCCTGGCCTGTCAGGGTTAGGTTCAGATCCACTATCTCCAGTTCCATTGTTATTGGTTCTGGCTGAATTAGTGGTTCGCTTGTTGCCTTTACTTGTCCTGAAACGATCACTAATGGAAAGCTTAGGGCTAGTATCTTCAGCAATGACTTCTTCTTCATATTCTTCTCCCACTCTTAATAGAGCATCCCAAAATTCTTTATCTAAATTATAACCTACTACAAATACTTCAGGGTTTTCTCTGTATTTATTAACTGCATTCTTGCCCATTAACAGTTTGCCAGTACGACTATCGTTTATCGGACACGGAGTATTAGCTAACATCATACTCCTAAACACTGTTGGATCTTGGCACATAACTGAAATGCCTGATACCTGTAATCCTAACCCACCAATCTGCTGAGGTAATCCTAGTAATCTAGCATTCTTCCTGCGATTACAGTGGTCATCCTGTTGCATCTCACCTTTGGACATCCCAATTATACTTAATTGAAGACCTCTACTCAAAGGGATTAAACAGGAGTCATTACCTCCCCCACCCATTACTGTTGGAGCCATTGCAGTCATTGCTGGGTTACTCCCAGGCGAAGACCCTGCTCCGTTATAGTTTATGACTTCGCTAGTATTGTTAGACTCTACAGTAGAATCTTCGTAGTTATTCGAGAAGTCACCTGTTACATCATTGCCATCACCGTCAGTCACTTCCTGTGCATACATCGGGTAGCTTACTAATAGAAGTATCGCTACACATAAGTTCCGTAGCAGCTTCCTTGTGACCGATGAGTGCGAGTGTTTGGGCATTTTGGTTTCTCTGACATGCAGTATCCCCCACTC